CGCCGAGATAGGTCCGGGGTGGCGTGGCCTCGCGCTCAGCGATGAGGGCCGCGTCGACCAGCGCGTTGATCCGGTCGGCCATGGAGGGGCGTGGGTTGAAATCCAGCATCAGAACGGCACCTCACCCTTGGCGGCGATCCGCGACATTTCGGTGCCGTAGCCCTCCAGAACCTCCCCGATCAGGAAGGTGACCTCCGCCGCGTTCAACTCGCGGAGGCGCTTGTTCCAGCCGATTTCATCCATGGCGATGCCAAGGCGTCTCATGACACCTGCGACAGCGAGGTGCTCCTCTTCAGTCATTCCCTGCATGGTCAGTCCTTTCTTCTTGCGGGCCGCGAACCATGCCTGACAGGGCATCGAGCAAAACCAGCGGTGTTCGCGTGGGCGGCGTGTGTTGGGATTGAAGAAGCCGAAACCCTGCGCGGGGCGCAGGCAGACGGCGCAGGTGACAAAACGCGGATGCCAGTGCCGACGACGCGCCGGGCAATCCGCAACCGGTTTGGGCGGGGATGGGATTTGCGCGACATGGTTCACGCCGCCATCCGTTCTGTCCCGGCCGCCGCATCGACAGCCGCGCGGATCGCCCGCTTGTTGAAGCCAAAGGTCATCAGTGCCGAGGCGCGATAGCGCGTCAGGCCAAAATCGTGGCGGCATTCGGGCGGCAGGTATTTCAGCTGCTTGTCGGTGGGTGGCTGGCGCAACCATCCTCGCGTCTTGAAGGCGCTTTCATCACTCTCATGGGTGTTCAGCCAGTCATCAGCCTGCGCGAGGCAGACGGTGCGTTCGCCGACGCCCAACAAACGTGGCCGCTCGCCCTTGGCCCCGCCAATCGCGTACCAGACCCCGTCCATCCAGAAGATGCCGCCCCAGGCGCTAAACCCCGTAGCCATCAGCGCATCGTCCGTGCCGAAGATATCGACCCATGCGAAGCTGGAGCGTTTCAGAAGGTCGATCTCGGTCATGACAAAGCCCGAGAGCGGCACTGCCTCCGCGCCGGTTTCGCCTTCGTCCTGCAACAACATCTCACCGCAAAGCGGGCATTCGGTGGCCGCGAGCGGAATCTCCGCCGCACAGGCCGGGCAAGATTTGGTCGGGGCTTCACCGATGCCGGTCTTGCCATCCAGATCGACATCCTGTTCCAGCGTGCCGTGGATCAGGCTCGACGTCCCGAAATCCAGCACCACGCAGTCGGTCTTGACCAGCCCCGGGTGCTCCTCCGGATCGACCGTGCGCAGCCCGCGCCCGATCATCTGGATCATGGTGGATTTGTAGGAACTGGGCCGCAGCAGCACGACGCAGGACGTGGGCGGATGATCCCAGCCTTCCGTCAACACGGCGACATTGACGATCACCCGGATGTTGCCAGACGCGTAATCGGCAAGGATGGACTTGCGAGTCTCGGCCGCCAGATCGCCGTGGACCAGCGCGGCCGTGATCCCCGCAGCGTGGAAGGCCTCGGTCACATGGTCCGCATGGGCCACCGTGGAGCAGAACACAACGGTCTGCCGACCCCCCGCCTTTTCGGTCCAGTGGCGGATCACCTCGTCGGTGACAGGCGCGCGGTCCATGATGTCCGCCACCTCGGTCATGTCGAAATCGGCACTGATCTTGCGGACCGATTTCAATTCTTCCTGCACGCCCACATCGATGACGAAGGTCCGTGGTGGCACGAGGTGACCTGAAGCGATCAACTCGCCCAAACGCACCTGGTCGGCGACATTGTCGAAGACCTCGCGCAGCCCTTTGCGGTCGCCCCGGGTCGGCGTTGCCGTCACCCCGAACACCCGGGCGTCGGGATTTGCATCGCGCACCTGGTCGATGATGCGGCGGTAGCTGTCCGCCACCGCGTGATGCGCCTCGTCGATCACCAGCAGATCAAGGCGCGGCATGTCGGCCAGGTTCGATGCCCGCGCCAGTGTGGGCACCATGGCGAAGGTGACATCGCCGCCCCAGGATTTCTCGGTCGCGTCGATCACTGAGGTGGCTACGCCCGGCACCACGCGCTGGAACTTGGCACGGTTCTGCGCCGTGAGTTCGTCGCGATGGGCCAGAACACAGGCCTTGGCACCGTCACCGATCATCTCGCCGGTGACCGCCGAGAGCATGATGGTTTTGCCCGCGCCGGTGGGAGCCACGCCCAGCGTATTGCCGCGGGAGCCGAGCGCAGCAACGCTGCGTTCGACAAAGGTCTTCTGGCGGGGGCGCAAGCGCATGTCCGATCCCCTTACTGCGCCCAGCTCGGCCGCCCGGGAGCACCCGGGTTGGCTGCTGGCGGATTGGTCGAAGGCGCTGCCGCGCCACTCTGCTGCGGAGTGCCCCCCGGTCCGGCGTTACCGCTGAATTGCAGGAGCGCCGTTCCCATGACCTGCGCATAATCGCGATGGTCCGGCGTGGCCGCGCTGCGGATCTCGTTCTTGTCGTCACCGCTGGCGTCTGTGCCGATGTCGATGCGGGCGATGAACTCGATACCGTCGAGATCGGCAAAACCGCCGATGCGCCGCGCGGCCTGTGCCTCCGCCGACATGTCCTTGTCGGAAATCCCCCGCGCCGAGTTCAGCATGCCGCGCACCAGGCTGCGGCCCATGTTGGTCCAGTCGGGCCCCTTGGGGCTGTAGAGCCCGATCAGCGTGAAGATCTTGCGCCGGGCATGTTGGCCTTCCGTCACGGTGAACTCACCGTTGAGATAAACCGCGCCAGTCGAGCCGCGCGTGGCATAGCCGCCGGTCCAGCCCTGCGAGGCATCGTCGAAACCGCCGGGGCGGATGGTCAGGCGCACCTTCGCCAGCGTGCCCTTGGGGATGAGGTTGGTGTTGCTCTGCGCGTCGTTGAAATCGTTCCAGGAACCCATGGGGAACCTCCTTTTTCTGATCAGGATTGCGGTTGGGATTGGTCGGCACCGGCCGGTTCGGCAGGCGGCGGGGCGTAGGTCAGGCGATCCGTCGCCGGGGCTGCGGGCGTCCGGATCTTCGCCATCAGGCGGCCAAGATGGGGTTCTTCGACTTGGGCCAAGCGGCCGGAGCGATCCTTGGCCGGGAAGCCCCAGGGATTGATCGTCTGGCAGACAAAGGCGCGATACGGATCGCCGCCGTCGGCCTTCAGCTCCGCCATGGTGATCACCTCATCGACGATCCCCGGCAGCTCGAGCCCGGTCTTGGAGCCGTCGATTTGCGGCTGGAACACCTTGCGATTGAAGTCGTCGAGCTTCTCGTCGAGGATCCCCACAAACCAGACGTTCTTGGCCCGCGTGTGCTGCAGATGGGTGAGCCAGCCGATCATCTCGCGGCCGTGCAGCCCGTAAGCACCACGGACATCCGGCTTGCCGGTCTTCTCCGACAGCGCCTCGGGTTGGCCCTTGCACCAGCCGAAACACAGCCGCCCCGCCACAGTGATCGAGTCGACGAAGATGGTGTCATAGCGATCGAGCGCTGTCGGATCACCGAAGCGGTCGCAGACCGCCTTGTGATGCGCCGGGCTATAGGGCTGCTCGTCGCGCAACGCCGGGTTGGGACCACCAATGAACACCGCGAAGTCCCGACATTCGGTCCATGTGCGGGGCCGGATGCTGTCACCGGCCCAGCCCTCGATTGCGAGATCGCCCGCTTCGAGATCCATGAACAGCGTGCGCTCGGGGTCGAGGGTCCAGAGCAACGAAGTTTTGCCGATTCCGGATTTCCCGAAGATGCAGCCCTTGATGCCGCGCGGTTCGGCAAGCCGCTGGTCGGCGCTGATGATGGGGAGGCTCACTGGTCAGCCCCCTGCGCGAGGATCTCGACCTTCAGCGTGCCGGGCCGCACCGTGCGTGCGGGCTCGAAGCCCTGACGGATCGCCTCGGGCCAGGCGACGTATTTGCGCTCCGGCACCTTGTAAGCGAGATCGACATATTCGGCGGGATCGTCCCCGGCATCGCGGATCCGCGCAACCATATCGGCCAGTCTTTCCTGATCCCAATCCACCCGTTTCGGCAGATCGGCGACCACGGTGAAATCGCCGTCGTCGAACCGGACCGTGCCGGTGTCCTTGCCCGATACCTGACGTTCCTCGGCGGCCCGTGTGGCATAGCGAACGGCCAGTCCAGCATCGAAGCGGGCTTTTGCGGCCTTGTCGCGTTTCAGGCGCTCATCGATCTCGCGTTGCAGGATTGCCAGCAACTCGACCGGCAGGGCCGCGATCTCGGCTGCGCTGAGCGATGGCAGATCATCGAGCGTGGGGGTGTTCTCGGGAAATGGCATGAAAGGGTCTCCGTGATCGGTGAAAAAGGATTGGAAGGCGGGCATCACGCGGCCTCCTGTTCGGCGAGCAGCAACTCGGACAGCGAGACAGCGGCGGCTTTGGGTTTGGGGCGGGCGACGGCGATATAGGCGAACTGGTCGGGACCCACGCGTTCCTGGACGAGATGCACGAGTCCAAGTTCAGCGGTCCAGAAGGCTCGCGATCCAAGCCTGCTCAACTCAGCGCGCGCCGCATCCGACAGCTTTGAGAACATCGGGAAGACGTCGAGCACCAGAAAGCCGCGATGGTATTCCAGACGGTCGCCGGGAACGGCCTGTGCCACCCAGGCGCAAAACTCGATCTCTGACAGCGGTCGGCTGGCGCGGACCGTGATGAATGGTGTGGTTCTCATGAACATGATCTCCTCCTTTCCCCTCTACTCAGGCCGCCGCGACATCGTCCCAGCGGGGACCGAGGCCGCTTCGGCGTCCTTGATTGAGGCGCTGTCCAGGTCGTCCGGCTGGCCCGCATCGGCGTCGGCCTCGGCGTAGACCGCCACGAGTGGCGTCCCATCCTGGTGGGAACCGGCATTCTCGATGCGGTAGGCACGCTGGTTCTTCAGGATTTCCGGCAACTCCCAGCGGCGGTAGAGGCCGGGGATGCGCTTGAGGTCTGCGGACAAGAGGTCGGCTTTGCTGATCATGCTGGTCGACTTTCGTTTTGAGTTGGGCGCGCGGTGGCGTCTGAATGGGAAAAGCCACCGCGCCGCATGGATCGGGACATCGGATCAGCAAAATTCTTGCAGTACGACGCGCAGACGCCGGGTCGCCCGCTGATAGCGTTTGCGCGTCGCCGCCTCAGACAGCCCCATCTCGGATGCGACCTCGGCCTGGGAGAAACCGTCGATGGCCACACGGATCACCAGATCCGCATCCGTGCCGATGATGCGGACCAGATCGCGGTGGAGCAGTTCGGGAATGGCGTCACCCGACAGCACTTCACCGTCGGCCGGGATTTCGTTGGGATCGGCCTCGCAGCGCAGGCTCTGGTGCCTGTCCTCACGTTGACGCGTTCTGATCAGGTCCCGCTCGATGTTCCGGAGGATGGTTGCTGCGATCCAATTGACGCGCTGCAGATCCAGACTCCGAATCGCCTCGGAAGCTCGTGCAAGGATTTCGGATGCAACTTCGTCGCCGGTGCCGATCCTGCGCCAGATCGATCTGCGCCGAACGGCATCCAGCCCCGGCCAGAGCGCCAGCAGCATCAGCGTCAGGGCACAATCGGAGGCCGCGCCGCCGGACTGCGCGGCCGCGACCAGTGCAACCAGCAACCGATTTTTGTCGTCTGGCGCACGGCAACCGACGTGCAGCGTGTCCAGCACTGCGGCCGGATCAGCGAAATGCGCGAGTGGCTCGCTGCTGCGCCGGAGCTCATCGAATGTGTGTTGAAAACGAAGAGTTGAAGAAGAAAACATGAGGTGATCACGGATCTCGTGCCACGCGATAGACATTGGACGCCTGCCTTACGGCCAGGCGTCCAGCGCCTTTTTGTGGCCAGGTCAGGACGTCGTGCGTCTCTGCGATTTCAGGGAAATGGTGAGATGCGCGCCTTAGCGCGCGGGTGATGTCGCCTGGTTCAGCGTTCCGCAGCCGCGGCAGGTGGCCACGACCGGAAAGCCCACGAAATACTCGTGCCCCCGCGCGAAACGCAGATGCATGCGGCCGTCCCGGCAGACGCCGAGCAGCTTGTCACAGCGCGTGCAGCGCCATTCGGGGCTCAAAGGGTTGGGTTTTGATTTTGCGCCACCGGTCCAGTTCATCTGGGCTGGCTGGCGGGAAGTATCGGGAGTCGGCATTGGAAAGCTCCTCTGATGAGTGAGCCTTTCCAATAATCAGCGGTTTGTTAGACCGTCTCTCACGACATGTTAGACCGTCGTTAGACGGGAGTTTCAGCATCGTCCTCGGCGTCGACGATTTCACCTGCTTGCACCGCGGTGGTGATCAGGCGCCAGAACCCACGCTTCGCACCCTTGCCGATGTAGATATCGACGATGTCCTTCCACATTTTTGTGCGGAACGCAGGTTGAGGACTCTTTGCCGCGAAACCCTTCATCAGGTCTCCGACATAGACGTCCGTACTACCGCTGACGAAAGCAGCTACAAGGCGCTCGAAGATTGTCAGCTGATCGTTCCCCGCGAGGTGCAGCGGCTCCTTGCCCGGAATGTACAAAGTACCGGATTGCGTGCCGGCCCGAACGACGCGCGGCGACACACCCCCGCGAGCGAGCGAAATGTTGTTTCTATATGCGAGTTCGATGCCATCGCGCGTGAACAGGAGATCCTCGTCCGCCGATGCGAGATGGGACAGAAGCGGCACAACGACGTTGGAGCCGAGGTGCAATGGCATTTCCTCACTTGCTGCGAGGATAATGCCGACACCAGTTGTGTTCCGCGCGCGTAGGGCCACATCCAGTCTTTGCGCGGTTTTCGGGTCATTGAGTCGTCGGGCGAAATAGACGGGCACCTCGGCACCATCCACCTGCATTGCGCCGAGCAGGGTCAGGTCCGGGTCGAGGATCTGGGCTGTTCGCTTGCTCAAGAGCGGCTTTATCAGCCGCATGAGGGTCTCGTGTAGCCATTGGCCATTGATCGCAAACATCTCGACATCCGACGCAGGTCGCTTGCCAGCGTCCTCGCCAAATGGGCCGATCGTGTTGACCATGCCCTCTGTCGCCGACGGCTTCACGGTGCCTTCCCCGGCAAAGTCGTCGTCGTCGATCAGGACCACATCCTGACGGTCGCGACGCTCTAGCAG